CAGACATGAATAATTTCACTGACGATTTGGCTAATGGTCAGTGCACTAGCTTTGAGCAGTACAAAGAACTTTGCGGGGTGATTCGAGGTCTAGCCTTTGCAGAGCGTCATTTAATAGACCTCGCTGAAAACCTAGAAAGAGCCGACAATGAGTGAAATACTTGATTTACCGGAAAAAGAATTGGTCTTGCCGCCGGGAGTAAAACCCCCAAAAATAGACCATGAGTATGAAAATGCTGAACAGAAAGCCCAGTCAATACCTGACCCTAAAGGTTGGCGTATTCTTTGCGCTTTGGTTGAAGCAGGCGATACGTTTGATAGTGGTATTTTAAAGTCTGAGCAAACAGTCAAGATTGAGGAAATTACTTCCCCTGTTTTGTTTGTTGTAAAGATGGGACCAGATGCCTATAACGATACGGATAAGTTTCCTGATGGTCCGTGGTGTAAGGTTGGCGACTTTGTAATAACACGCCCATATACCGGAACACGCATCATGATTCACGGTAAGGAGTTTCGCTTGATTAACGACGATCAAGTTGAAGCAACAGTTGAAGACCCACGTGGCATTAGACGAGCTTAATAGGAGAAACATATGACAGATAACGACGAATTTAAATTTCCTCATGAACTTGAGGAGGACAACGACGTAAACATTGATATTTCCAATGAAACGGACGTTGAGATTGAAATTGAAGATGATACCCCTGAAAGAGATAGGAGAGCGGTACCCCTTGATCGTGAGGTAGAAGACCCTACTGATGAGGAGATTGAGTCTTACGGCAATAAAGCACAAAGCCGTATTAAGCAATTAACTCACGCACGGCACGATGAAAGACGTGCTAAAGAGGCAATTTCTCGTGAAAAAGAAGAGTTAGAGCGTATGGCACGTTCTATTCTTGAGGAAAACCGTAGGCTTAAGGAATATGTCAATTCTGGGCAAGCTAGCTATGTTGAGAATTTACAGGCTAGAGCTGAATCAGAAATGGAGATGGCACGGCGTAGATATAAAGAAGCACAGGAAACTTACGATGCCGACGCTATGCTTGCAGCACAGGAAAATTTGACAGAAGCTAAGATGAAACTCGAAGCTGCAAAAAATTTTAGACCAACCCCTTTACAAACGGAAGAAAATGCTGTACAAATACAATCATCGGCACCGGAAGCACCCCAACTTGATGAAAAAACCTTGCGCTGGCAAGCAAAAAACCAGTGGTTTGGGTCTCCGGGATACGAAGAAGTTACAGCTTTTGCACTAGGGCTGCACCAAAAACTAGTTGCCACCGGGGTAGACCCTCGCTCTGATAAATATTTCGATCAAGTAGATGGTCGCTTAAAACAAGTGTTTCCTGATATGTTCGGAAACTCTAGTCGAAGTACTAAACCCGCTGAGTCAAGCAGAAAACCGGCAACGGTTGTTGCATCGGCTTCTCGATCTTCGGGGGCTAAAAAAGTGATTAAATTAACAGCTACGCAAGCACGATTAGCGGAGAAGTATGGTTTAACACACAGACAATATGCAGATGAAGTACTTAAATTGGAGAGAGCAAATGGCTAATACTAGAACACCTCGGGAGTTAGAAACCCGCGAAAAAACACAAACTCGTTATGTTTATAAACCAGCGAGTACTTTACCGGAACCGGCACCGGACCCAGATTATGACTTCCATTGGATGGCTATAACTGTTAACGGGCAGGAGAATTCATCTAACATATCGCAAAAGCGACGTGATGGTTGGGTACCAGTAAAGGCAGTAGATTACCCTGAATTAGAAATAGACCCTAACAAGAATGGCGAAGTTGAAAATGGTGGTTTGCTTTTATGCAAAATACCAAAAGAAATGAACCAAGCTCGTAGAGACTATTTTCATAAAAAGGCACAAAACCAGATGGATTCTGTGGACAATAGTTTTTTAAAACAGAGTAACCCAGATATGCCTTTGTTTGCTGAGCGTAAAAGCACAACAACTAGAGGACGTGGTTTTGGTGGTGGTGAAAAATGATTTTTAACTTTTAATGGAGATTTAAATGGCAGCTTATCCTGTTGTTTCAGGCCCGTATGGGTTTAAGCCCGTTAATCTTATCGGTGGTCAAGTTTTTGCTGGGTCAACTCGGGATTATCCGATTCAGTATAACTATGGCACCGCTATTTATTACGGCGATTTTGTACAATTATCTAGTGGTTATGTAAATATCTTAGCAAATACTATTTCCAGTAACGTGGCAATAGGTGTTTTCTTGGGTTGTTACTATACCAACCCTACAACTAAAAACCGTCAGTATTCACAATACTATCCCGGCAGCATAACGGCTGGCGATATTACTGCGATTATTTGTGACGACCCAGATACTCTATTTAGAGTTGCTGTAACTACTACTGCAGGTGGTTCTACAATTGGCTCAGCTTCGTCAATTCTTGTTGGTCAAAACATGGCTGGTAACACCGCTACAGGTAACGCTACTTCTGGTAATTCTAACGGCGCTTTAGTTGGTGCATCTAGTTCTACTGGTAATTTCCGTATACTAAGTCTTGTTCCTGATACAGAAATTAGTTATTCTGCTACTTATGTGTCTGGCGGAGCCGCATCAGCAACTTCTGTTGTTGTATCTGGTTTAGCTGTTGGAACATTCTTACCTATTGGTACCGATGTGTTTAACTTAGTAAGTGGGCAGTTACAGTTTACTGGCGCTACATTAAGTGCAGCATCAACTGTTACAACAACCGGAAGTACAACTTTGACTGTTACTGCTGTTACAACGCAAGTAGCTGGTACTGTTGCACTAGTACAAACACCAGAAGTAATTGCTAAGATTACTTTTGGTGCTCACCGCTACTACGTAGCTTAACCCTAGGAGATATTTAAATGGCTATTTCACGTGCACAACTATTGAAAGAGTTGCTCCCGGGCTTGAACGCTTTGTTCGGTTTAGAATATAAGCGGTATGGAGAGCAACACAAAGAAATCTACGAAACAGAGAAATCTGAGCGTAGCTTTGAAGAAGAAACAAAACTGTCTGGTTTCTCAGCCGCTCCTGTTAAAAACGAAGGCTCTGCCATCGCTTATGACAATGCGCAGGAAGCTTTCACAGCTCGTTATAACCACGAAACAATCGCTTTAGGTTTCTCAGTAACTGAAGAAGCAATCGAAGATAACCTCTACGACGCTTTATCAGGACGCTACACTAAAGCATTAGCTCGTGCTATGGCTTACACCAAACAGGTTAAAGCTGCTGCTGTATTAAACAACGGATTCTCTTCCGCTTATCCCGGTGGTGATGGTGTTGCTTTATTCAGCACATCTCACCCATTGGTTAACGGCAGTACTAACAGCAACACTTTCACTACTCCTGCTGACTTGAATGAGACTTCTTTAGAAGCCGCTGTTATTCAAATTGCTGCTTGGACTGATGAGCGTGGTCTGTTAATTGCTGCAATGCCACGTAAGTTGATTATTCCGCCAGCATTACAGTTCGTTGCTACTCGTTTATTAGAGACTAACCTCCGTGTTGGTACTACTGATAACGACATCAATGCATTGAAGAACAACGGTTCTATCCCAGAGGGTTATACAATCAATAACTATCTAACAGATACAAACGCTTGGTTTTTATGCACCGATGTACCTAACGGTATGAAGCATTTTGAACGTATGCCTTTGTCTAACAACATGGACGGCGACTTCGATACAGGTAACGTACGTTACAAGTCTCGTGAGCGTTATTCATTCGGTTGGTCAGACCCACTAGGAATGTTCGCTTCACCCGGAGCCTAAGAAAAAGGGGAGATAAAACTCCCCTTTTTTTATTTTTTGTAGTATGATTAGTTATCTGGGTAATTCCAGCTTATTAAACTGCCCCAGCAGACGATATACCGATTAATAAGCTTAACTTGTATATAGGAGAATCCTCATGGGTTTCGCTTCGCACTTAGGTCCTTGGCTATTAGGTACCGTTAAAAACACAACTGGCACAACTGCTGGAACACTACGCAACATGGGCGCTACTACTGTTTCCCAATCTATTGCGGTTCTTTACACAGACATTACTGCCGGAACATACGCATTCACAATCCCTGCTGGCTCACAAATTTTAGACGCTCAGTTTAATACTACCGTTGCTTATGCAACTACTACACCTACATACGCTCTGTTTGTAAATGGTACAGCTATTAACACAGCGGC